TTAACTGGCGTACTTCACCCGATACTTCTTACCCTTCGCCGCGATCGGGCGAGGGTTGCCGTGCTCTGCGAGCCAATTGCGCACCATGTCGAGCACCGGGGCCTTGTAGCGGTCGTAGTCTGCTGCGTGGCCGTTGCGGTCATAGGGTGCATGGACGATCATCTGCTCCGGAATGGCGAGGGTGGAGACGATCGCGCCGACGGCCTGCGCATGGGGCTTGCCGGACGCTTCGGACAGGATTCCAAGCGCTTCGGCCATTTCCGTGAAGTCGTATGTAAGCTCATCCACCTCCAGCGGCGGCGTAGGGAGTTTGAGGCCCTCGTTGCGGTAAAGATCGGTCAGGGCCAGCACCTTGTAGCTCGGCTGGATGCCGGCGCTGTCGTAAGCGTCAATGAGCATCCGGGCGGAGCGGTTGGCTGCATTCAAGGCCATTGCACGGGCGCGGAGCTTGCGGGATTCGTCGTCTGGGAGTGCTTTGCCGGTTTTAATACGCTCTCGCATCTGTTCAAAGGCGGTGACATAGGCGGCGGTGAACAATACACCCTTTTGGCCGGTGAGCTTGTTTGCGACCATGTCGCAGCCTTTCTTGGTGAGGAGGCAGCAGGGGCGGATTTCTCCTTTGCCGTCCAGGTACGTGCTTTCGAGGAAGAAATCTGACGGCTTAATTTTCAGCCGTGAGTTTTTAACGAATCCAATTTTGGATTCGTCGGAATCCTCGGTTTCAATGCCATTCAGGACTTTCATATAGCTTGAAATATCTCTCATCAAATGAAAGTGTTCCTTACCGATCATCTTTGCCACTTCTCGGCTGTCGGTCAAAAGTTGTCCGTTCTTCTCAAATACTTTCAGTTCGTTCATGCTGTCTGCTCCTTTCTTTCGTCAAGCGCTTTCTCGAAAACGTCAATTGCTTTTTGCAACGTGGAATCGTCTAAACTGCGCAGCATGTCGGCAAGGGTTTCCGCGTATTCCATATCGTTCATGCGATACACCTCTCTGCAATTTTTACATACGCCCATGCGAGCGCGTCATATTGCTTCTGCGGCAGGTCGGGCTGCTGTGCTGGCTGTGGCTCGTCGAACAGCTCCGCGAGCGGGACGCGCAGAGCGTCGGCAACGGCCAGCAGGGTGCTGAGTTTCGGATCGGTGCGGCCAGTTTCCAGATTGATGATGGATTCTTTGCTGGTGCCGCTGATATCGGCCAGCATACGCAGCGACATGCCTTTTGATTGCCGGATTTCTTTGATTCTCGTTTTGAGCATAAAAATACCTCCTGAACTTCGTTGAAATTCCAGAGGTAGCCTGATATAATAGATTTATCAGACTACGGTCTGGTGCGTTGGAACGTCCACAGCTTCTTGGTCGGAGGGTGGGCGTTCTCTTTATTTGCCGAGTTCTTCATCAATTTTTTCGTTCAGCCATTGGGTTTTTGTTTTATTCTGTGTCTCCAGTTTTTTGGTGAGCGCATCAAGCTTCTCTCTTTGGATAGAGACGCTAAATTGTCCAATGGTTTTGCGACGTTCTTTCATGTACTCGGCTCTGCTTTCTGGCGACAATCTATCACCTCCTGTTACTAGTAACAAGGCAAGAGGTTTTGTAAATATTATTTCAAAACAGGTGCGAACCTTGAGCGAACATGAAATTGCCAGGAGTTTCGCACCTGATTTTTAGATTTTTTTGCCGTTTCCGCGTTTTGTATGTGTCGGATGCTTGTAAAATCCTGTAAAATATGCTGTAATAAAGGAGTAAAGACAGGCAAGCGATTGGCTGTGTTTGCTGTCGCACCCCTCGCGGGTGCGTGGATTGAAATTGCCAAAAGGCGCGCTCCGATCATCGGAGCGGATGGTCGCACCCCTCGCGGGTGCGTGGATTGAAATTACAACGCTCGCGTGAAGTACTACCCGAACGGCAGTCGCACCCCTCGCGGGTGCGTGGATTGAAATTGTAGGGGTCTCTTCGGTCACGGTAGACCGATACGTCGCACCCCTCGCGGGTGCGTGGATTGAAATTTGATGACCCACATGATCAACTGATAGGCCAGGCGTCGCACCCCTCGCGGGTGCGTGGATTGAAATGTTTGTCTGTCGGTTATCACCATGATTGGCAGGCGGTCGCACCCCTCGCGGGTGCGTGGATTGAAATACTTTCGAACTTTTGGTGAGAAACGTACGAACTGTGTCGCGCCCCTCGCGGGTGCGTGGATTGAAATATGACGCGGTGGATCATGTCGTCAAATTCCACCGGTCGCACCCCTCGCGGGTGCGTGGATTGAAATATGACGCGGTGGATCATGTCGTCAAATTCCACCGGTCGCACCCCTCGCGGGTGCGTGGATTGAAATTTTGTAACGGACGCGGCTATGGTCATCCTTGCAGAGGTCGCACCCCTCGCGGGTGCGTGGATTGAAATTTGACCTCTTTGCCGCAGCTTGCACACACTTTTTTGGTCGCACCCCTCGCGGGTGCGTGGATTGAAATAATAACCGTTATGAGGGCAACCCAAAAGCCGGGAAGGTCGCACCCCTCGCGGGTGCGTGGATTGAAATCCGGTAGTTGTCTATACCAAGCAGCTGGAGGACGGGTCGGGCTCCGCGAGGGGCCTGTGGGTTGAAATGAAGCTGCCCATCAGTACATAGCGTCCTGGATTGTCAGGCTCCACATGGGGCCTGTGGGTTGAAATCTTTACAAAATCCCCCTCTTGTGTTACATTTATTTTGTGATGTGAGAGGGGGATTTTGTCTTGAAATGTAAAAAATGTGGCCGTAAAGGTCTATTTTTAAAGGTAAATGCAGACGGTCTGTGCGACGTTTGCGAAAACTACCAAACTGGTTCCTTCTTTCAGCCTTCAGGCCCCAAAATTATGAATTGGGAAACACAGGAGATCATAACAAAAACAAAAGACAACGGAACTCCAGAAGCTATGCCAGAGGCGGTTAAAATGGAGGTTTTGAAAAGAGCAAAGGGATGCAGCGCGAGCTCTCCGCTTACTGGGATCATCAATAGGTTCTCTGACGATCTTCCGGGGGTAATTGCTCAATTGAAGAGGGAAGAGCTGCTCACAGAGGCTTCCTTCGCGGATGATCTCTCTTTGCTGAAAATGCCGCAACTAAAAGAAATATCAAAAAAGTTCAATTTGAAAGTGTCGGGAAAGAAAAACGAATTGATTGAAAGAATTCAGGATAACGTGTGGAAGGAAGAGCTTTTAGAAGATTTCCCTTTTTTAAACGATAGGGTATATAATTACTGAGAAAGGAAAAGAGGCACTAAATGCGTATGCGATTGCAGAGGAATCGAAACTAAGAAACCTTGAGGATGAATGCTTTGATCTTATTTGCCGGAAAAGAATCGGAGATGCGTATAAGCGTGTAGAGATATACCGGGAAGAACAACGCATTCCACGCGAATCTGAGGAATATGGGAACTCAGGGGGCTATGCTGAATTAAGAGAAGAAGAATCGTATGGAATATATTGCTTTATGAATTCAAGATTGGAACTTCCTTCAGGTTTATCCGAATACGAATATCAAATGAAGGCCATCTTAGTCACCACTTATCTTATCGGTGCTACCGTTCCCCGCCTTGGCCCGTTGGCAGAACGAGCACTGCGCATTCCGCTCACTGATGAAGAAAGGGGATTTTTGCCGCGTCTTTTTCACGACGCATTTTCTCTAATCTGTAACAGTCGGGAGTTATTTTCCTATAAACAAATCGGAATAAAACAGTACACATTTATGGCTTGTTTGGATGCAAAAACCTGCCCAATTTGTGGCGAAATGGACAAGAAAATATTTTATACATCTGAGGCACAAATAGGAAAAAATTTTCCACCTTTGCATCACGGATGTAGATGTGGAACGGTCTCTTACTCTAAGGATGATTCCCCGCACATGCGCAGAGCTAAAAATCCCGTGACAGGGGAAAGCGAATTAATAGAGAGCATTTCATGGAGTGAATGGACTGCAAAGAATAAAAAATAATCCGTTCCTCCCTGCTATTGTGGCAGGGAGGATTTTGTTATTTACCATTCGCCGGAGCGGATAAGCTCCTGCTTGACGTACTTTGCGCTGCCACGGCCTAGATTACGACCGTCCAGATCAACCACCACTTCGGGGGAGAATAAATCCGGCCCCAGCGCCGAGATCGCGGCATACACCGCGCGGTAGATCACGTCGTACTGATTGCTGCGGTCGGACTGGAGTACACCGGCGACCGTGTCGCGCATGATGGATTGCGGCGTTGCGATCTCCGGGTTGCTGGCTGCTCCTGGGTACTCGCCAACGCCGATAAGCGAGCGATCGGTAAATACGCCGCCTTTGGCGTACCACTTGACGTTGACCGAGGGGCGGCCCTGCAAGCCCATCTGTCGCCAAGCTTCCCCCTCAGCGCCCCACGTGTCGTAATCCAGTTCATAATGCGGGGTTTTGATATGAGGGAAAGAAAGATTCCGGAATGCGTCAGTCAGACCTTGTGCCGCTTGTCTGCCGATTGACTTAAATGAGTTATACGAAAAAGAGGATTCGAAACTGCTTTAGATACTTTCAGCGGCAGTTTTCATTGCGTCACGCGCCGGTCGTGTTTGGTCTTTGACACCGTCGGCATAGCCTTCCAGGCTCCATTTGCCGTACTGTGCAAACAGCTTAGAGGGAGAGTGAATTTGCATACCGGCAGCAAAGCCCTGTGCTATGTAGTCGGATGTGCTCCGGGCCTGCGCAGCGGCTGCTTTTTCATTGTCAAGCAACCCTTTTGCATACCCTGTAAGCGAGCTATAACCGTACCCGTTAAACACTTCTGCGAAGGCGTCATCCAAATCATCAAAGTACCCCAAAACCCTTTCGTTGACCATATCTCGGGTATTGGCAGGGGTAATCCACCCCAGAAATTTCTCCCACCACCCAGGTGACTCTTTTTGCACCAAATTTTTGTATTGCGTATAAAAAGATTGCTGTATTGTATCGGCAACCTGTTGCATCTGAGTGTCGATAGCGCCTTGTTGCTTTATAGTATCCTTTTGGATGCTTTCGATGATTCCGCTGATATATTTGATGTCTTTGGCATCTGTAGCGCTCTTTTTGAGGGTTTCTAAATTGTTGATGAGTGCCGAATTGGCCTGCGCTACAGATTCTTTTGCAGCATCCGCTTTTTCAGCCATATTTTTAATTGCTGCGGCAAACTCATCCGCAGATTTAAAATTAAGGTTATCAATTGTGATGCTGCTTATAGCTGTTTTAAATGCTGTGATTTTCGGATCGGCTTCTGTGGTTAAATTTGCGATTTCGCGGTTGATCTCGAGCAACTGCTCCGCAAGCGCCGTTTTGTCGCCCTTGCCGCTCATCAACTTTTCGGTGAGTTCGTCGGCCTTGTTTTTTAGTTCATCTAATTTAGTTTTGCTGTTTCCCACCACTTTGTCTATCAAGCCCATTACTTCCGGGATCGAATAGCCGAGGAAAATTAATGTATCCCCACCCCCCCCCGCCAATGCACGGGTGATGTTATCATAAATCTTATCCAATATTTGCTTAGTGTTTTCTTCCAGGCATGCAAAAGCTTGCTGGATTTGCGGGACAGCCTCACCGACGCTAATGGTTCCGCGATCCATGCCTGATATCAATCCGTCGATCTCAGATGTGGTTTTTTTGATGCTTTCTTTGGCGTTGTCGATGATGGCCTGATTATCAATAATTGGCTGGTTAGCGTCCATGACGGCCTGTGTGATGTTCCCAAACCCCGCGGCAATGTCGGATATGCTCGTACCAACACCGTCATAAAAATCTTTTTTTAGCGCCTCCGCGCGGAGCTGCTCGTCTGCCTTAATGACACCATAGATCCCGGCCGCCAGACCCGCCACCGCTGTTGCAACAAGCCCCCACGGCCCAAACGTCGCATACATAACACCGCCCGCGGCCGCAGCCGTAGGATCGATTTGCAACGGGGCATCTTTAAGTGACAGGTTGCCCAGGGCATACTCTTCGACCGCGTTTTTGACAACGACAACCTCACCACCAAGGGCTGCAAGGCCAACACCCATCTTCACCATAGGATTCAGCCCACCCATAAAATGTTTGAAGCTACTCCACAGAGAGCTAAATCCATTCGCCAACCCCTTTAAGGGATTTCTGGTTATGGCAAACGAGGTTTTTGCATAGAGCAACGATTTTCCAAGTGCCTTCACGCCCTTGGATAGTAAAGGCGATTTGCCCACTGCTGCCTTGGCCAACCCAAACCACTTGCTGATCTTGGCCGCACCAAACGCTGCGGCACCAACCGCCGCCACACCCTTGATGGCCGGGCTATAGGTCTGGATCAAGTCTTTGACCTCACGCAGCTTCTCCCTGATCTCTTCCGCCCTTGCCGTAATTCTCGGATCAATCACATTATCCGCGTTGGACAGAGCACTATTGATCGGGATACCTGTGCTCATGCCGCCAGTGCTCCCGGTGGTATCGCTGCCGCTGCTATCACCTGTGTCGGCCTTCTCGATGACGTTCAGCTCGTCGATGCCGAGCAGTTGGCCTTTCAGTTCTTTTGCCTTCTTTGTGGCCTTCTCAAGCCCCGCAGAGACTGTCTGCGTGCTCGCGGAGAGCTGCTTGATCGGCGTTGGTTTGATGCCAAACAGTGCGGCCATGACCTGCCCTGCGCGTGTGGCAAGCACGGTCATTTTTTCAGCCAGTGCGGTCAGGTACGGCAACGCCGCCTGCATCGCCGGGGCGAAAATTGAGCCAAGGGCACTGGAGAGCTGTTTTGTCTGCGCTTTCAGCGCCGCCTGCGCGCCGGCGAAAGTTGAGGCATAACGGGCCGCGTCGCCGGTCTGGAACGCGGTTTCCCGCATGAGACCTTCTACCGTGGCAAGGCGTTTTTCGGCCGCTGTGAGGCTCCCCACGCCCTTCCCAATGGACGCAGCATATTCTTCCCAGATGACGGAGAGGTTCTTTGTAACGCCAGCATTATCGACCAGGATACTGTTCTCGTTCTTAATGCCTTCCGTCGCAGATTTGACCGCCTCGCCCATCGTGAGCGACCCCTGCCGGGCGAACGCCGCCGAATCCTTCAGGTTTTGTAGGACGCTCTGCGTCTGGTCGTCCGCGTACCCGGCGGAGGATAGGTTCTTATAGGCCGTGTAGGCGTCTGCCAGGGGGATTAGGCCATCCTTTGTGTATTCCTGCAACCAAGCTTTTGCCTGCGATACGTCCTTCCCCTGGGCTGCAAGGATGCTTTCCAGCCCGACTTGCGCCGCCTGGGTTTCCGCGTAAGCGTCCGTCAGCCGTTTTACAGCCTTCGTGACGGCTGTGATCGCGGCGACGGCCGCGCCCGCTTTCAGGACCTTCAGGGATCCAGAGAGCTTCTGTGTGCCCGCGCTGCCGGCCTCCGCCCGGTCTTTGAGCTTCGTGCAGGCGTCGGACAGCTTGTCGGTGCCCCTTCCAGCCTTCGTCGCATTTGCGCCAAGGCTATCACACTTCTTGATCAGGTTGTTAATTTTCGCATCGATCTTTTCCATCTTGACGGAGATTACAACCTGCAATTCTTCTACGGTCAATGGCTTTCACCACCCCTCATTTTCGCATTTTTCACGGCACTGTAGGATGCCATACGGGCCTTTATCACGCGCCAGTCCGTCTGCTGCTCCTGCGGCGGCTGGAACAGGCCGGGAAATGCCTCGTGCAGGGGCGGGTAATGCTTCGGATCATGTGCAGCAAATGCGATCAGATCGCCGAGCTTCCAAAGCATCGTAGCCTGCGACTTCGTCTGCTCCTGCTGGTGTTTGAGCCGGGTGGCTATGACCTGCTCAACCTCGCCGATGCTCATCTCCCAAAAATCATCTGGGGAAAGCCCTGCATCCAGCGCTTGCGGATACAGGGTTTCTATCAGTTCCGTTACAGTTCGGTAGGTTATTCCGTCTCCTGCTTCTTTTCCATCTCTTGCAGATCCTCCTGCGAAAAAAAACCGCTGACCTTCATGACCTCCAAGAGCAGATCGGCCTTCTCGCTGATCGTGCAGCCATTGTCCTCCATCTCGTCGATGAGATCATAGACCTTCGGCAGGGTCATCGTCCTGTGATATTTCTGGAGGGCCGCCCAGAGGATGACCGCGAAGGTTTCCGCCCGTGTGATGTTCTCTGGAGCCTCCAATAGCGAGAAGCCGAGGCGCTTCTCCGCTTCGATTTTGGACGCGGTGGTGAGTTTGAGTTTATATTCCCGGTCGTCAACAGCCAGGATGTAGAATGCCGTCATGTTTCATGACCTCCTTATTCGGTTTCAATTTCCGTTATCTCGCTTGTCGGCGTGATATTCGCCGTGAACTGCAACGCTTCACCGATGCCCTTGCCGGGCACAGATAGCGTCACTTTACCCTGCCACGCAAAGCCGGATTTGTCCGGGAACTCCAGCTGGAAATACTGTGTAGCGCCGGAATCCTGTGCGGTCTTCAGGATGGCGTAATTCGAACTCGCCCCCATGCCGGAATACAAAAAGTTGAACGCCATATCTCCGGGATCCTTCAGGCCGGGAATATAAGTGCGGGACGTATTTTTCATGGTCGTGGTCTCGATCTTATCTGGCGCACCCATGAGGTCGGGGAAGTCCTGTAGATCGGGTACTTCCGTCAGAGATGAAGATTGTGCGCCCATTTTTAAAATTGTGCCGATGGTAGAAAGTCCATCCATAAAATCAACTCCTTATCTGATGTAATTTCAATTCTCAGGCCCATGCAGGACCTGACTTTTGTTTTATTTGATGTAAAATTGTTTTGTCACATTGTCATACGCACCGCTGTACAGCAGAACGGAACGGTATGCGGGGATTGCGCCCGGCAATATCTCCTCCAGGTGGCTTAAAGTGCTGCGGGGTAAGCCAAGGGCAGTGAGCGCCGCATCGATCGCCCGGTCAAGCTCGTTGCGCCGCTCTGGTGTAGGGGCCCAGACCTGTACCTGCACAGCCACGTTGGAGATGCGGTCAATGCCGGAGGAGGTCGACGTGCGCACAGAGTTATCCATTTGCTTGATGCTGCCCAGGCCGTCGTCCAGCACGCGAAAATCCTGCGGGAAGCCCACGGACCATTTCATTCCGGTCAGGGTGGTGGTCAAGATATCGTATACAGTTTGTTCCATGTCAATCATTTCATTGCCTCCCGGATGCCTTTGCGGAGTTCAATCTCCAGATGTTTTACGATGCGGTCACGGTTATTGACCAGTGCGGGATAGAGGTACGGCTGTGCGAACTGGCCTTTCCAGTCCTCACGATAACCCAAACTAAGGGGTGCCTTCGGTGGGGACGGAGACGCAGCGCCCATCTGGCCGGTGCCGAACTCGACATACGGGGCGTATTCCACGATCGTTCCGACTGTACCGACGTATTCACCTGAGGGCTGCCACGCAAAATTTGTCTGGATGCTCTCGCGCAGATAACCAGTGTCAACCGGGCAGAGCAGCTTTGCGGCCGTCTGCACGGTCTTCGTGGCCTTCTCCACGCCTTTTTCCGTCGCCTGCTCCAGCTCACCGCCCAGCGATTGTAATTTCCTACGCAGGCTGTCGAGGCCCTTAATTTCCACGCTCATATATCCACCGCCTTTAGCAGATATCGGGTGTAAGCGTCGAACGGCTGCACGCCGGTAACGCGGTAAAACTGCCCATTGTATCTGATAAAATGCCCTTCCTCGACCGGTGGCGGGAATGATGCCGTCATCACTGCATCCCGGTTGATGCTGAGGCCCCACTCCTGCGCTTTCAGGTCGTCTGTTACAAGCATAAAGTTGACCTGGTATCTTCCAGAAGGCGCATCGGCCGGCTGGGATGTGGGCGTTCCAAGCGAGCCGGACGAAGAAATGGGCAAGAAGTGTTCGACGGTTTTATCCTGGAACACTCTTGCCTGTATGTCTTTGAATTTGTCGGGGATTTTCATGCTACCACAGCTTTCTGTAGGCGCACAGCGCCTGCATTTCGCTCTCCGTTAAACCGGAGGATGGCACGGCCTCCGCCGCGTATGCCTGGAAGCTCACAGATTGGCCGTTGTCAGTCAGGCTTGCTACTCGCTGCGCGACCTCCGGCCCGGCGCCCTGCCGGCGAAACCGATCGGCGGCGATTTCCACGACGATTGTGGGCATGCCGCCGATCAATTCCCACTGCCGGGTGAATCGGAGTGCCTTTTCCTCGGCAGATCGCAGGAAAAAGCAAAGCTCCTCCCTTCCAGCGTTTTCGAATCCAATCAGGGTATATAAATCCTCCAGCATGCGCTCATGCAGTTCGTCCATTACCCCACCAGCCTTGTAGTCATGCTCGAGTTGAGCGTCTTCACGCCGTACAAAACATCGAAGCTGACTGTATCCTTCTTATGGGTGGAATCGTAATCAAATACAACGCGAACTGCAAAGACGTCCGCAGATGCAATGGAGGCTTTGGATGCTCCCATCGGAAGCTCCAGCTGCCGCGTAACCAATGCTAGGCCGTTGCGGTGGAAAGCCAGAGAATGCGTCGTATGAATGAGGTAGATATCCTCCGCCTCTGCTACAGCCTTGTGGATTGGCTGGTCGATAGCAATACTTTCAACCACCCCGGAGGCTGCTGTCTTATCCTCCGCAAAGCGATAAAGATATCCATCCAGGATAAATCCATCACCTTTTTTGATAGTGCCTGTCGCCGCAGTGACGCCGGACAGCGCAACTGTCTCCGCTCCGGCTGTGCAGGTGATCTTTGCAGCTGTCGCCGTACCGGATTTCTCGGCAAGCGTATCCGGCGCATTCTGACTCATGTAGGTGTCGAGGCCGTAAATCTGCCCGAGCTCTGCATTGCGCAGCGCGTCTCCAGTTCCCGCATACGCAACTTTCGTAAGGTTATCCGTGGTCAGGTAGCGGTATTTGTGCGTCGGATGAAGTACCAGACGCCGATTTGCAACAGGCACCGCCGCAAGATCGAACCCTTTGGCGATATTAGCGAGATCCTTCAGATCAGTTGCGTCCGCAGTTCCTGCCACGGTACGGCCTGCGCTTCGGATTCCCTCGGCGATGATATCACTGTCGACCGCCTGAGAGATCGCCTGCATGGCGGGCGTTACAATCTGGGCGGAAAAATCCTTGATATCAAGCGTAAGCTCCTTGGAGGTGACAGGGACGGTTACGTCGCGGAAATGGTCGAGCGTAACAGTCGTGCTGCCTTCAGTGGCACTCTGTTCGGACGTTTCGCCAACAAAGTTCTTAGCGATGAACTTTGCGGGCTTGCGAATGGTAATGGTATCTCCCACGTGATTAAACTCCTTAGAGTAATCCCGATGGACGAGACCGGCCATTACTGTATTGTTCTCAAGGACCATTAGCGCTTCGTTCGCAATGATGTCAGGGGTCAAAAATTTGTTGGGCATAAATCATACTCCTTTACTACTGATGTTTCTCACGCCATTTTTTGTAACCGGCGTAATCCTTGGGCGGCTCTCCCTCCTCCGGCGGCTCGTTTCCGCCGCCTGGATCTCCGCCCCCTATAATGTTGGTTTCGATGGCCTCGAAAAGATACGGCTCATTCTTTTTCAGAGTGTCGAGGTCCAGCCCATCAATCGTGCCGTCGTCCTTCAGCTTCAGCTTGCCGTAGTCCAAAAAGGCCTTGACTGCCTTTGTGCTACGGCCCTTCGCGTCGATGATAGCAACATCCAGCGCATTGTCCAGTCGTAGCTTCGCGGTGTCGGCGTCGTACTTCTGCTGGGGGGCGGCAAGATCACCTTTGAGCTTTTCAACGTCAACACCGTCGAATTTCTTGACGGCGTCCTGCAGCTGCTTGATGGTGTTGTTTGCCGCCGTCACTTTTTGCGTTTCAGCGGCGGTGAGGGCTTTCTGCGCCTCAATGTCTTTGCCGTTTTCAGCCATGATTTTATCAATGGCCTCTTTTTCTATCCCAAGGGATTCCAAAAATTTTCTTTCCATGCATGCCTCCTGCGGCTACGCTTTTTACGGGGTCGCATCCCGCACCGCTCCGCCGTTTACGCCCGCGGTCAGCGGATTTTTGTATAACAAAAGGACGGCGCAAAAGCTGCGTCGCCCCTGTTAGCGAGATCCATAATTTTAAGTGTTTTCGAGATTAACAGACGCATAGCAGCACCGGCCATTTTGCCAAGCGCCGCACTCCTCTTTCAGGCAATCTTCCAGTTCAAAAATATACTGATCTATTTGGCTTCCTCCCTTGGGAGACTGTGAATCCTCATCGTACTTCTGCGCCCAGCGCTGATAATGCGTCTCGGATTTTCGGTTATATGGGCATTTCAAATGATCACCTCAAAAACGGCATGGCATAAAGAAAGAGAGGCCTGCACCCGCAAGTCTCTCTTCGCTTATTGCTCGATGATAAATTGATGAAGTTCCCGGATCGTCAGATCAGGCGGCTCGATGCCCTTTTCACGGCAGTAGGCGAGGATCTTCCGGTAATCGTAGTGTGTTTTCGAATCAAAGAACGGCGAAAGGTATCCGCCAGCCTTCTCTGCAGCTTCATCTAAAGCTTTCATCGCTTCCATTTCCTGCTCAGACATTTTGGTCACTCCTCATCAAAAGTATAAATTCGAAGCAGCCTCGCGGCGGCTTCCTCGTCGATAATCATACGGTAAGGGTGCGCGATCCCCAAGAATTGAGCGCCTAGCGCTTCCTCGTAATGTCGGACTAAATCCGCGTTCTTTGCATCCAAAAAGACAAACCCGCCATAGCCCTTCTCCATAGATTTTTGCGCGGCGATCGCAAACAGATGACCGCCTACGCCCTCATAGCGCTTGGCCTTTCCTCGATTCCACGGGGCGCTCTCCGCAATATGCGCATAAACAGCTTTATCGCGTTCCTCATATTGCAATGCAATCATGCCCTGGATTTCTTCGCTCCCAGCTACCGTCAGTTTGTAGATGTCGTCAGCTGCGAGATCTGGGTCAGTCCAGTTAAATAACCAACCGTCTTTTGATTTCGCACTTTTTAAATCGCTGGAAATTGCCTTTGAAAATGTAGTTTTGACAACGTTTCCCGTTGAAGTATCAACCAGACACGAGGTAAGCGCGTCAATTTCAATGTCCATCTTCATTGCATCACGTCCTGCTTGTATTATACCACTATTCTTCGGTTTTGTATAGTTTCCGGTCTTCCATTCCTCCCAGGAGAGATCCGCCGGGACGATTTTCACTGTACCCGTCTTCGGGTCTCTTGCGCGCCTCTTTAATCCCTCCAGACCAAGGTCATCAAAATATGCGACAGTCGTGCAGCGGTCATTCGGGTGCATCGGTGGATAATTGATCCCTTCTTTTGCTTCTTTGACCGGAAATACTTTTCCGTCCAGCCTGCCGCAGACAACGCATGTGCGGCTGTCGAGCGTGGCGAGATAGGCATACTTTTCGATTTCTGTCTCCTCGTAGGAATGGAGCTCTGCCGCGTTATACGCCCGATTGGCCTCCGTGCGGATAAGCCGCGTCGCCGCATACTTCCCGGTCTGCATCACATCCTCAATCTGCTTCGCCATGCGCGGGACGCTTGCCCCGGAGATAATGCCAGATGTAATCACCTTCTCGGCTTCCTGGGCCAGCATCTGCGTATTGTGCCATACTCGCCGGCTGAAATGCGCGCCGCTCCAAGCTTCGCCCAGAACGGTCTTAATCGCCTGCTGCGGCAGCTGCGTGAAGGAAAAAGCAAATCCCGTGCCGACCTGCGTATCAAAAATAGAACGGTAATAGGTGCGCTCGTAAGATTTGGATATGACCTTGCCAGTCGTTTCAATTTCCTTGTCAGACACCTTTGCCATTTCCGCATAAATTTGCTCCCGTAGCGCCTCCAGCCAGCTGATCCGCGCGGCGTAGGCCGGAGCATTCAGCCGGTTCAATGCCTTGCGCCGGAGCTGTGGGTCCTTGATCTCCTTCAGCTCCTCGCGGAGCTTGTTCAGTATCTCTTCGGTTTCCCGGACGTTGAGTAGCTTACGGGCTTCCGCTTCGGTCAGTTCGCCGTCCTTTGCATAGCGCTCAAAGATTTGCCTGACATTCTCTGTAATCTGCCGGGCCGCCCGGTCATAGGCGGGAAGAATGTCTTTCACAATCTCCCGGTTTGCAATTCTTCGGGCCTGCGCTTCTCGTGCCAGCGCCCGTTTTTCCCAATAATCCGAGGACTTCATTCATCTTCACCCTCTCCATCTCCCGGCGGGACGTCGCCGTCCAAAAAGCGTTTTGCTGCTTCCTCCCGCTGCTTTTCGAGGTCTTTTAAGGCCTGGTTTACGTCATCCACAAACGGGTGCTTTGCAAGCAGGATCGTGTCCGGAACAATCCCCTGCGACTGCTGGATCATCGTTACAGTCTCCGCGTCGTTCGTAATGACCGTCTTGTTCACGTCCACGCGAATGAGAGAACTATCGTAGTCTGTGCCTTGCTTCAGGTTGATATCCTGCGCGACAAACCACATGAATTCTTTCAGCGCCCGCTTGAGCTTCACGACTAGCATATTCGCCTTCTGGTCGAGCGGCGTGTAAAGGAATTTGAGCGCCACGCCGGAGGGCGCCGTCGCAAATTTATCGGCGGTCGTATCAATCGCCATACCGAGGCTGTACATGTCGCTGCGCAGCATATCAAGCCAGGCAAGGCGATCCTGCACGCCCAGCGTGACCTGTTCGGCGCTGACCTTGCCCTGCGGGTCGGAGATGCTGACCGCCTTGTTCATTTGCAGCTTGCGCTGGATGGCCTTCGCGGTCTCTCCGCCGTAGCCCTGCACGATCCAGTAGAGCTCAACCAAATCAATTTGGTTGTTTGTACTGGCGGAGGATATGAGGTTGTATGCATCCTGCAAGCCCTTGATCCGCGTCAGATCGCTCGCATGCCGGCCATTGTTGTAGAGCGGGATAAACGGTACCCGCCCCCAGCCATGCGGCTCCCGACGGGTGACAAGGCCATCCTTCGACGTGATTTTATACCAATGCGCGGCGGGATTTAGGCTACGGGCCTGATCAAGAATGTAGTCGCCGGATTCCGATTCTTCATAGTAGGTGACGTTTTCTTTCGTCCACCACTCGATTTTCTTGCGCAGCGTTTCCTTGCCATCGGCCACTACTGCGACCGAGTAGTAGCGGATGAGCTCAACAAGCTCTTTTTGGTAGACCGAATCATAGAAGGGAATGACCTCTTCCGCGGGTGTGACGACATATTGCAGCATGCCCGCCTTATCGTAATAAACGTGTAGCCACTCTACACCCTTGTTACTCGCACCGGTAACGTAATCATTGAGCGTATCCGCAAACTCCTCATCCGACGTAACGGCGGTGACTGCGTCCTCAAAGGACTTCAACTCTGAATGATCTTCCGCGCCCTCCACCGTGACGCTGGGCGGCTTCCCGACGATGTATGCAGTTTTCTGATCCACCTGCTGCTGATAGATGTTGTGGACATTATGGTGGTTGGAATTGTTCTCGTTCGTGATGAGGTGTCCCGAGCGGTCAATCCCTGCTGCTGTCCCGACCTCGTCATAAACCCACGACTGCCGAAAATCATGTTGCAGGATATCGTGAGCACCGTCGTAATACTGCTTACCAACAGCCATGTATCGCTTTGCAGGGTTCGCATCCTCATCTTTGAGGATCTGCTTAATGATATCGCTCGTGCTTAGCCTGCCCTCAGCGGTCAGCTTTTGCTTGATGAGTTCCATGTTGGTGATGTACATAGCATTACCTCACTTGCACATTGATCTGATCATCCTGCGTCGCATAACGGACGGCATCGATGGTGTGGTTGCCCCGGTCGGGGTAGGAGGCCTTAAAGTTACCATTCTTATCCCGATCCAGCTCGTATCCTAAAAACTCCCGCGCAGCATTTGGGCAGCGCTGGTCATCAATGATGATCTCTTCAAGGTCACGCATCCAGTCAATGCCGTGTTTGACACTGTCAGGCCCCTTGCGGGCGCCGATTACCCGCAATCCATACTCATACATCTCGGCAATGCTCTTCGGTTCGGCGCTGTCCGCGATGATCTCCTGATTGAGCGTATTTTCCGCCCGGATTAGCCTGGCGGCCGCCCGGTTGCTCATCTCGGCCTTATACAGCTCGTGGAAGATGTGAAGCCGTCGCCGGGTCTTATCGTAGTGGCAGACGATATATGCCAGCGGATCCACCGCATATCCCCAGTCGAGGCCGCGACGGATTCGGTCGAATCGTTTGATTTCATCATCGGTGATCCCGCGCAGCGTGACATTTTTAAACACTTCGCCGCCGGTACCAGTAACCTCGCCGAGATATTCATGCCGGTAACGTTCAGGCTGCGTTTTTTGAAGATGACGCGCCTCGATGAAAAACTGCTCCCCCAGCCAGCCGGCAGGGACGCTCTCATATGTGGAGTGGTGGATCAGGCGGTCCGGCCGGTTGGCGCGCACCTCCTCATTCACCCAGTCCCGAACGGATTTCGGTGGGTTGTATGTGTAAAAAACTGTAAATCGCTCCCCGCCGCGCATGAGGGACTGGTTGATGCTGCGCGTCTCCCGCATCCCGCCGAACTGGTTCCACTCCTCGTACCAGACATATCGAAAATATCCGAACGGCGGCTTGATGGATTTGAGTTTCATTGGCTCGTCGGCGCCGCGGAACAGGATTGTCTGGCCTGTGGGGGCGTATGCTAGCCGAAGGGGGCTTTGGTTGGGCCGGAAGTATTCCTGCACGCCGAGGGCTTGAACCGCCCAGAGCATCTGCGTAAAAACAGAATCATGCAGCGTGTTCCCGACCTTGCGCAGGATGACTGCGTGTGCATCGGGGTGCTGCATGATCCCCAGAATAATTTCAATCGATGTGAAGGAACTCTTTGTGCTTCCGCGCCCGCCCTTGAGGACGTAATGTGTGTGTCCCTCGGACCTGATATCCTGATGGAGACCATAGAAGGCGGGTGCAATCACCCGGTCAAGCTTAATCTCAGCCACCGTGGTCACCTATGTTATCGATGATGACGGGCGTATCGTGAGAAACTGAGAGTTTATCCGTAAACATTCCAATGTGCTTACCAATCAACTCCAAGGCCCTCTCTGCGCCTTTGCTGTCGAACACATATTCCCCAGATTCCACTTTGCACTTTAGTTCCGGGTCCCAGACCATCACTGGGACAGCGGCCATGCACTGATCGAGCGTTTCTTTTAACTTGAGGATCACCCAGTCGGCGGAGATCGATAGCCTTTTGACCTGCTCCGCCTGCAATTCCCGCACGCGCGAAAGAACCTTGTCATTCCTTAGCAGCCTTGCTGCCTGTGTTTCCGCTGATTTCTCTGAGTAGCCGGCGCGGGCAGCGGCCTGCTTCCCGTTGTAGTCGATGATATATTCCCTGCAAAAAAGTTCCTGCCGTGGCGTAAGCTGTTCGGACACTGTCCTCACCACCTCATTTAAAACTCATAAAAATAGCGAACCACCTGAGAAAGGCAAAGTCCGCTGGTGTTGGTTTAAATTGCCGGAATATTGGCCTCCGCCGGTCTCGACCTGTTGCCCCACGATAGTCCCCGGTATTGCCGCCCCGGGGGAAGGCGGGAGAGAAAGGAAAAAAGAATGAATGAGATTAAGCATATCTCATCAACTGTATGATATCACAGCGTGGCGTGCCATTTGAGCCAAGTTTCAGTTCTTCGCAAGATATCGGTAGCAAATATGCTTAACGCTGTACTCGGTATTGGCTCCGCCCACACTATTCGCAACCTGCTGCCAGCTCAGCCCATTGACATACCGCAGGGTCAATATCTGCCTTGTCAAGCTGTCCTCCACGCCATCTATGTACGCGTTCAGCCGGCGCAGCTCATCCCAACACCGAGCCTTGCGGTCGTCGATCATTGACCGCAAGTCGGCGATCCGCACGGCATAGCGGCCAACCTTGTCCGACGTGCCGCCCCCGTGGGGCATGCCAGTTATTACCTGTGCGGTGCTCTCGGCCAGGCATTCCAGCTCTTCAAGTTGCCGCTCCAACTGCACAATCTCCCGATTCAGGTAATACAGTTGGGACATTTCCCGGACGGTCAAACCCATCCCTCCTCACACAACGTTTAAACGGACACAGCCCGCCATCCAGCAGCCATACACACCGTTCATCCGGGCATTGCGGCTTATCTGCCGGCGGTTTAAGGCTGCACAGGCGTTGGACGGCACGGAGCTTGCCGGGGTCGATGTCGGACATGGTGGTCACTCCTTCGCTTCTTCGCGCCTGTCAAACTGATATGTCGCAAACGACCCATCTGCCATCTCAATCTTTAAGATTTCCGGACATGTTGCCCCTTTTCGATACATGGCTTCAATTGTGCCATCTTCCTTGACCATCAAATGTGACGCTTCGCATTCTTTGATTTTTTCTTCGTTTTGGGACATCCTCCCGCATTTCTCACAGGTATAATATTTTCTTTCTATGACATTCATCGTTGTTGATCTCCTTTCATTTTTCCGGATAAACGATCCTCTGCCCGCACTCCGGGCACTTCTCCGGATGCCGGATTGCCTCCGTTCCTCGGTCCTTTGATTAAGATTTCGTAACTCGAGTGTTTATCTACGAACCAAACACTTTTCGATTCGCTTTTTTCACAATTATTCAATAACTCCACAGCCCAACCACAACCCTGGGCTCGTCCGCGTAAAACTTCGCGAACGCAGCTTCCACAATCTGCGCGTCGTCGTAATACGCGATCTTGTTCAGCGCGTCGCAGATCACCTTCGCTACGTTGTCGAAATCCGGCTTCTTGGCCGGCCGGATTACCCCCTCGCGCATTAGAGCCGCTCGCTTTTTGCTGGTGGACTTCGGGATACTGTAAAACGCTGTGATCTCCATGCCGATCTCAACACCTTGCGGGATCATGCCAGCGCCGGAGGCCATAAAGCACGCCTTGATATGCGCCTCATAGTTTTCCGTCTTCGCAGGCGTGTAGGTTTTCACAAAGTTTCCCTGCCGGCTGAATTTTGGCCGGCCCTTACCCTGCGGCTCCCCGGGGATTACAAACCTAATCATCATGCCGGATCCTCCTGTATGACGGCGCCATTGCAAACCGATGGCAGCAGCCCTCCAGACGGTCCACCGTCCGGCTGTCAACTGCTCCCCGTAGAGCCGCCTCGTCCCGCAGATTGGTTGTGACCACCATCGGGCGATAGTAGTTGACGCGGTAATCCACCAGGGATTGCAGGACGCTGCGCGTCCAAGGCGTCGGTGCATCGGCCTCCAGATCATCAAGGATTAGCAGGTCAGCCTGCCGGCATGGGGTAATAATATCAGTCTCACTGTTTCCTCCGTCGAAGGATCCGCGCAGTTCGTAATACAGGTCCGTCACTCGCTTAAACACGACGCGGCGCCCATCCTCCAGCAGCGCGTTCCCAATCGCCGCGGCAAGATGTGTTTTCCCACAGCCGGTCGGCCCGGCAAAGAGCAGGCCCTCCCCGCGAGAGGACATCTCCGCGAATACCTCTATGTACCGCCTGGCAGCCTGCAAGGCCTTGCCCGTGCCTTCCCGTTCTTCGAAGGATGCAAGCGTGCACTCTCGCTGCCGGGGCGGGATCCCACTTTCTCGCTTGTTCCGCTCGATCATCAGCCAGCAATCACGCTCGGCCTCCTGACGCTCCTCTTCCTCGCGGGCCTTCCGCTGGCATTCGCATTCCCGGTTGATCCAGCCGCCAAACATCTTCCGGCCCAGGATGGGTGCACCGCAATGGGGGCATGTGCCGGTTTGCTCCAAGGGCGGCAGCTCGTATTCATCCTTTGTTTTTTGGATATCTTCCGAAGACGGCATCCAGATCACCTTCCTCCTGATACAGCGCCGGATCGGTATAGTCCGACGGCGCTGATTTTTTTGTGACTGCGTTCTGATTTTGCTTTTTCACCTGGTCAATATGGGTGACGCCCTGCGCCTTCCAACGTTCCAGGATCGAGAGCACATAGGCTGCGCTGTTTGCATTGCGCTCTTTTGCCAGCCGGATCGCGCACAACGACAGGTCGGGGTCATACTCCCCGGCGATCCGGACGATGATGTCCCGGTCCTTCCCGCCGATAAGCCGCCCGAAGGCTCCCTCGAAGTAGGCAGAGACCTGTTTCAGATTCCCGATTCCCTCGCGCGCGCATATATATATCTCTTCTTTACTTTTCTTTCCTTTACCTTCCTGATTTCCGGTACTTTTAAGGGGGTTATCCTTACTTTTAACTGAGTTTTCCTTACGGGAAATGCTTTCAAAGGTCAGCTTTCCAAGAACACTGGATGGTACGTCTTTTTTGTTGCCCGTATCCAGCAGCCAGTATTCTTTGAAAATACGTATGTCAGGGCGGCTGTTCCCCACAATCCGGAGGAACCGCCGCTGGATACCCGGCGAAGTCAATACGCTGAACATCTGATACACTCCCTGATCGAACAGGGAACGCCGCAGACACCCTTGTAATACCTCGTCTACAAGTTTGGGGGAACAGCCATCACCGACACCCTCAGACATCAGGAGACAATCGTCGTTATCCCATAATTTAAAGTATCCATTGGTTGCATATACGGAATTAAGCAGTTCATATGGGCCACACAACGGCGATCAATTGGTTGCGGAAGTTTTGCGAGAGAAATAATTTGCGCTATGTCAATATCCACAGCTTCCGTCATCTCAACGCTACCCTGCTGATCAACAGCGGCACTGATGTCCGAACGGTATCGGCTGCACTTGGTCACTCTCAGGCATCAACGACACTGAATATTTACGCTCATGCATTCGCTCAGGCGCAGGCAAAAGCGAGTGAAGCAATCGCCGCCTCACTTGACCTCGGAAAGAAAAAAGCATAG